AGCTGGTCAGCTGAATCCATCTCACGTGCAGTCGTTGCGTTACCGGCTGTACCGGCATTTGATGAACCAACAAAGGCGAACTCTACGTCTTTCTTGATTTCTTTTAGGGCTTTTGATAGCTGATATGCTGTCTCTTTAGCCCTACCGTATGCCTTAATAGCATCTGCCGTGGCACTTACAGCAAAGGTCTTTGCCAGGATCTGAGTGTTACCACTGATCATGGTTGTTGGGATTGCTGTGCCTGATGTAGCGGTAAATCCCTCGACTTGTGCATTGGCTGCGGCGGCGGCAAGTGAGTCTGTCTGATACTGATACACACGATTGTGTACCTTCTCAGATTTGATCATGCTATAAAAAGGTGTGTCTGAGGGTGTCACGTCCGAAATTAAACTGGAAATGTCCTCAGCGATACCGATTTGTTGATAGGTTTGATAAATAGCCATTGTGAGTTAATCCTCTTCGATTTGGCGTTGTGGGTATATTATTATGCTTCCCAACGCTGGAGGATGGCGTCTGCAATATCATCTAAGTCTCGACCACCACTTTTAACCATCCTCTGCCGGGCCTTTTCAGCTTGGGCTTTCTTGGATGCCTGAGGGTCTGGGGAGCGTTTGCTCTGAAGGACCTTTTTAGTGGTCGCGGCCTTTTTCTTGGTTGTTGCTACCTGCTTACCTTGGTCATACAGTCTGGCTTTGTTAATCAGAGTGATGACTGTCGGATCGACATAATTGTTAACCTGGTCTTCAGGTAAACCTTGACTAATAGCGTAACCACGGATGTCGTTATAAAGCTGGTTAGACCACTCGGGAATGTTTTCCTGGAGTGACTTAACACATTGTTTTGCAGCGTCCTGTTGTAGGGCTTGCTGTTGCTCTTTGATTGATCCGTAGAAGGCGTCTGCCTCTTCATTAAGAAACTTTAGGTCGTCATACGCCGCCTGAGCCTCTTTACGAAGTTGTGTAAAGTCTTCTGTTGCCATGCTTCTACTAGCAACAAGCATATCGACTTCACTATACGGCTTGTAGCGTTCCTGAGCTTTTTCAAGCATCTTTTGGAACACAACGTGACTTTTTTCCATTGCAGCGTCAGCTTCTTTACGTTGCTTAGCTGTTTCTTGAGACTTGCGCGTGAGGGCAGCTTCCTGTCCATAGAGACGCTTAAGCTCTGAAACCGATACTTTACGAGCGTCTCCATCCACCAGAACTTCAACTTCAGCTTCATCATCAAGCGTTGGACGATCTGCGTCATCCTCTTCTTCATCTTCAGCATCTGTTTCATCATCATCGGTTTCGGTTTCCTCATCTTCATCAAGGTCGGTTTCTTGACTTTCGTCTTCTAGGTCTTCGTCTGTATCCTCATCAACCTCTTGGATGTCTGTAGTCTCTTCTTGATCATCCTGAGGTGTTGCCTCTGTCGTGTCTTCGGATAGCTGGGTCTCAGCGTCCTCCCACTTTGCCAGAATGGCATCTTCGATATCTAAGGGGGTGTTTTGTTGCACGTCTGACATGGTGCTAAGCATCCTCTTCGTTGTTGTCACTGTCGTTGGCAGCTTTCGCTACGATTTCGTCTTTAATGGCTACACGTTGCTGTAGCGTACTGACGATATCGACCAACGCTCGATAGTGGTTGTAGGTGCGTTCCCGGACCGCTGTTTCTTCAGGTTTTGAATTACAGAAGGCCTGGAACGAACCATCCACCATGGTATTAACTGTTTGGGTAAAGACTTCAGTGTTGAGAAGTGCTTCAGCCGAATTGCCCATATTGATGAGCTGTTCTTCTTTTTCATCGAACATGATAGTTTGCTCTCCTTAATTAGCGTTTTATCCTGTCGGGCTAACGATGCCCCTGACGTCCTCAGTTCTCTTGAGGATTGCCAGTTCGCCTTCATCGATACGTCTCTTATGAGCAAGCTGAGCTTCCTTAAGATCCATGTTATCTGCTTGAAGGGCGTGTGATGCCTGGGCTTTCATTTGCTCCATTTGCATCTTCATCTGATCCATTTGTGCATCCATCTGAGCCTTCTGTTCTGCCAGGGCTTGTTGACGCTCTTGAAGCTCGAGTTGCTTCTGGGCCATCTGCATTTGCATCTGCTGGGCTTGATCTGGTTCAGGTGGTGGTAGTTGATCAGGTGGTGTTAGGTAGTCCTCAACATTCAAGATACCCTGTTGCTCGAGGATTTGCTTGAGCATTTGGTATCGGTTCTGTGGTGAATATAAAGGTTGGATAGTCGGGTCCTGGCTAAACATTTGGTGCAAGGCTAGAAGCTTCTGAGCTTCTTTCTCTTGTTCACCATAACCAAGCCTAAGCTCGACCATGACATCACGCTTATCTTCCCAACGTGAAGGATCGACACTTACATACTGCCCAGACAATTCTACGATCTTCTCTTGAGATTCATTTTCAAGACAGATCTGATAAACCATGTGGAAAAGAGGCTTAACGAACTGAGAGGCCAGATTACGTGCGATAATCTTTTGCCGCTGCTGAGACATAGTGGCGAGTTGTTCGACCATTGCAGCTGAGTTTTGCTTGCTCACTGCATCTTTTGAGAGGCCTTGTGAAAGACGGCTAGTGCCTGTGTTGTCTTCTGCGTTTCGATCAAGCATGTCGATGGTTTGGAAGACAAACGGATTGAGTGACGCTTGCTGCATTGGTGTGACAGCATCAGGTCTTGTTACGTTTACAAGGCCACCTAAGCGTGACGAAATCAGTTCCCGGGGGTTACTCAAGCCACCTTTAACAACCATGTAACGCGGGTTATTGGTAATCATAGAGTGATCGAGGATCGACCTGGTCAGGACTGTCCTGGCGTTCTGGGTGGCTATAAGCTTCTCAGCAAAGTTAGATCCATAGAAGCTATGTGGGACCGGCAGCGGCGCAAAGGTCACAAACGGCAAGCGATTAACCGGCTCGATGTCCAGGAGTGCGTTACCTGCTTTAACAACCCGGTGCATTTTAGCAATACCGGTGCCTTCGACATCTAGTTTAATATAGGCCTCATAGACCATGATGTTACGGATTTGATCCTGGTAGCCATGGTTAGAGTGACCACGGTCTGCGCCAATATCATCGTGACGTGCAAGGATCTCTGGGTCAGTCTCGAGTTCCACATCCTCATGACCGTCACCTATCTCCTGGAGCTTTTCTTCATCATAGCCCATTTCCCGAAGCTCAGTGAGCGTCTTACGTGTGCGGTGGGCAACAAAGTTAATACTATCGATGTCCAGGCTAACTGCCTGGCTTTCGACTAATAGCTCCTCAGGTGGTATAGCTTCAATAACAACTTGACTGGTGTCCCGGGTTACAGCGATTGTTCCGCTGAGCATCCCGAAATCATCTGTCTCACTGTCTTCTAGCTCGATGTTCTCATCCTGGGCCAGGAGCATATCGAGTTCATCTTGTGTGATGTTCTCAAATGTCTCCATGTCGGTTTGTGTGGATTCTTGCCAGAACACTTTGGCTGTACCTACACGTGCAACCAACCCATCGTGAATCACTGACCGAAGAACACCAAAGAAATCATTTTGCCGGAAGACTACATAATCAGTGTACGCGGAGCATACAGCCGCCATTGTTGTATCTTCAGGTCCTTGTGGTGCAAACTTACAGATGCGGTTACCTGCACTGAAGGTTTCAAGTAGCGCAGCCTTCATTGATTCAACCTGGTTGAAACAGTCCTGGCTTACGTATTTGCTATTACCGTCATGGGCTGGTTTTGGAAGCGTACCGTTGTAATAGTCCATTACACGCTTACGCTCACGGCTGAGATCGCTATCGTAGTAGCCAATAGATTGACGGATGTTAGTGTCAACTATCGTTACGATATCGCTCTCTTCGAGCTTTTCATAATCTTCGATCTTTGCCATTGATTATACCATTTCTACATATAGTTCTTCGGGGGTCTCGACAGGTTCCCAGGCACCTTCGTGAACGTGGTTTGCCAGGGCTAAGGACATGACACAGTCATCGAAGCATGAAGGCTCAGCTTCCATGGCTCCGCTCTCCGTAACGATATAAGTCATCATTTCACGGATAGTCGTTTTGTCATTTAGAGTTAACTCGCCCTCACGCATCGCGGCACGAAGTTGGTCAATGACCAGGGGCTTTGTTTTGCTTGTTGTTGTGAAACCTAACTTGACAGTTTCACGGTCTGTAATCTTGTCTACCTGGATTTCCTGATAGAACGATGGGTAGGCCATATCTTTACCCAGCCTGGTACACGTTAGGATGCCATGGCTGTTGTTCTCTACGATGATGTGGGCGGTGTTGTAGTATTCACCCAAGGCAAATAAGACCTCAGCGAAGTAGTCCGGGTGGACGTGTCCTCGCCATGTGGCGACTTGCCTTTTCTTGCTATCGAGGACCTGGGCGACTGAGTAGTCTCCGTTACGCACACCCATTGCCACATCAGCACCGATAACATACTGACCTCCTGGATCATGTTTAAGATAGGTTGTAAGCTCACCTCGAGCATTGTTGATGAACTCATCACCCTCGAGGGCCATGCGTTCTTTCACATCTTTTGCTTCGGTAAGGCATTTCTGAAGTTGCTCTGGATTAAACACCGGGCGACCGGTCGTTAGGAAAGCCTCTTCAGGGTAGGCAGGGTACTCCTGTCGAAATAGATCTATGCCGTTTTGTGCAATCTTACGGCGTCTAAACATAAGCTGTTCATCGCTAAGGTTGTATTCTTCGGCCAGGTCTTCTTCATCAGGAGTACGCTCGAAGGTCTCAGGGACATCCTCTACGTATGTGGGGTCCACATACCAAGGAATAAACACAGGCACGAAACCGTTGGTTCCATTTACTGCACCTTCCCATAAGGAATGATAGATACCGGTTACACCGTTTGCCGTACTCTCGACAAATACAGCAGTTTTAGGAGCATTCGGTATTGCTTGCAGCAGTCCGTTCCAAATGTCTTGAGCCGTTGATTTCGGCCAGAAGGCCTGTTCACTACAGTGTGCGTGGGTGAGGGTCTCACCGCGTCCAACGGAATCACCACCGGCTGTGGCAACGACATAGCTGCTATCAAGTGCATCAAAAGATAATTCCCTTCTTGAGCTGTACTTCGTATGAGGTTTAAGGATCTCAGGGCAATGTTCGTGAAAGCGTTTCGTTAGGTCAAACAACGCCCTGGTGCTATCGGCATGGTGAGTAATAACCATGGCCTTACGCGCCTTTTCTTGTGACACGGCATAATAAAGGTAGCCGCCAGTGTAGGTGCTTAGACCTTGCTGCCTCGCTTTAAGGATAATGATCCTTATTTTACCTTCTGTTTGGAGTTGTTTTTGGACGGCATCGTCCAGGATCTGTTGGGCGGGATTTAGCTTTAGGGGAGCAATCTCGCCTTCTTTGGTTCGGATTGAGAGTGCCGCTTTGGCATAAAAAGGAAAGTCAGTGTAAAGGCGTTTACGAACCGCTTTGAGTTTCGGGTCCATTATCGTCTTCGGTCAGTAAGCTTGCGAGGAAGTCCTCTGCTTTTGCTACAGCCACTTCTGACTTTGCTACCGGCTTCTGCTTAGTGAAGTCCAGGACAAGCCGGGCTGCTGCTAGACGTTCTCTGGTTTCACCAGGGACACGCATAACCTCTACGGCTGTCGTTAGTGCTTCCTTTGCATATTCATCTTCTACGCCATACTTTTCTGACATAATCTTTACTACCTTCTCTGCTTCCTTTTGAATCTTCTCTCTGATCGGGTCTATCTCATGTTTTCGATAGCCGTCTGGTACTCCCCTTGGACGTCCTGGGTTCTTACGTTTCTTTGTAGACCATTGACGCCGTAGCTCCCGACCCTCTGCGGTTTCCATGAGGGTCGAGAAATAGTTTTGTTTAGGTGCTTTGTGGGGTTCTGGACCATTTCCTACTTTGGGCTTTGACTTGGCCCTGGGTACTTTTGGTGATCCCATTGGATACTCCTATATCGATAATGCCCCTGGTGCTTGTCCTAAGGATAAAGCTCCTGGAGGTGGCATCTTCTTTTCTTCTTCTTCACGCTCAGCAATAAGCATGTTTGCCATGATTACAGCCAACACTGATGCAAACGGTAATGAGAACAACTGCACAGTCGGGTTACCTTCAAACAACACTTGTAAAACAGCTGTTGTTTTAGGCATCTCCCGCTTTGCCATTCTTGGATCGAATAGATAGGCCGCAATAACATCAGCTGCCATTTCGTAGGGCATGTGGAGATATTCGTTTTCATAGTCCGTAATGCTATCTTGTGCTTCGGATAGTGTTAAAGCACCCTCGCTAACAGCTTGCTGCGCTTGGCTATACCCTTCTCGAACAGGAACTGTTCCCCCAACTTTATAAAACCGTTGGAAGTTAGTTATTTCCTCGATAATGGCATCAGCTTGTTTTGTGTCTTTATCTTTAATACGACCAGACCTAAAGGCAGCTGCCCCATCTTGTAGGGTGGCAACAAAGTCCCGAATAGTTCCTTTGTAAGTTTTAAAACCACCATTTAAGCCATCAGATGTATCGATTTCACCGCGCCGCTCTTGACCGTCATTAGGGGACGTATAGTAGTTACGTTCCACCATAGGCTCTGACCGGGCGTAGGCAGGGCTATAATCTGCTTCTAGTGGGTGACCAACCTCATGCAGGGCCAGGAATAGGTTTTGTAAGGCATCCCCGGTATCGAGTACCGCAATCTGACCACCTTGACCTGGGCCATCCCCATCAGGCATACGAAATGCTCTGGTTGACCCAGCTGGACCACCAAGTGCTTCTTCAAAAGACTTCTTATCTTTGTATAAGGTTAGAGAATGGAACAAAGCTTTGGCTAGTTTTCGAGCCTCTGCCATGTCTTTTATGCCAAACTCATATGGCGACCCTTTTTTACCTATCTCAAAAAGAGCTTTGACTGGCTCTTGTTGAGCTTTGGATTCAGTTGGAGTGGCGGGTCTGCTGCCAGCTATGGACGTTTGATAAACGGTGCCAGGCTCGGACCTGCGTCCATTATTGGTCCCCGGCGTTGGGGTGTCGGGGCCACGGTTGTATGTGACACCTTCGGGCCTTGACCCACTTCCGGCGACATCGGAGTTACCTTCGCTAGTCTCTGGAACCCCTGTCGTAACAAGTTGTCCACCCTCTTCTTGGATGACGCTTGAGAGGGCTTCTCTGTTGATTTCCGGTTGCTCATAATAAGGTTTATCCTTGCTTTCACTGACTGAGAAGTTCTTTGGAACAATAACATTTTTTACACTCTTAAGTCTAACTCTTTTGAGGACATTGTTTGCCCCCTCAGGCGTTAACTTAAAAGAATTGCCAAGACCATCTGGAAGGATGACATATTGATTTAAATTGTCGTCATATCCATAGATTGCACCACTATCAAAACGGTTATAGCGGCCTTCTTTAGTTGTTATCCCAGAGAAAGGATTTTCCAAACCCAAAGACTCATTTAACAAGCCAGCTATAGTACCATGGTCAACTTCTTGAAAGGACTGTGAAACCCAACTTTCCCAGTGGTAACGTCCTATAGAAAAGTCATCGCCGCGACCAAGCTTTTCATAGACCTGCTTAATAACCGGAGCAAGATCACGTTCTAGTGCCTCATAATAAAGGAGGCCCATGGTGTCATCACCTAATGGGGCCATATTAGAACCAGTGATAGCTTTGCCTTCTTCATTTTTAGATGCATCATAAAGGTTAAAATCACCAAATGTTCCATCATCAAACAAGTTACGCATCTGTACCCGGTCAAGGACAAAGACATCCTGACGACCAGTCACAAGTAAAATGAAAGATAGCACTTTATTATTGATGCCAACTTTATCGTTTAGCTTGTGAAACTCGCGCCTAATATCTTTTCCAGACAACTCTGGGTTAGCTATTAGATCATGAAGCTTTTGCATGGATGTAAGTCCGTTTTCATCTTTTACGGACATTTTACGAAGGAGGTCTTTACCGAATGAATTGAGGTTTGATGTGGTGCCGCGTCCTGGTGAATACTCAGGAACGGTTTCTTTTACCCACTCAAGATAAGCGTTTACATCAAACTTACCTTCGGCAGCGGCTTCAATCCACGGTGCAATGTTGGTTTTACCTTCGCCAACCACAACATCAAGAAACAAACCTTCTTGGATGAATGGTGACACTCCGCGACTTAAGATACCCCATAAAAGTAGCTTTCCGGTAATTGCCGGGGTTGCGGCACCTTCAGCATACGCTTGTTTAAAGCTGTCAGCTGCGGCAAAACCTTCAGCTGCCAGAGATTTCTGTCCTTCAGACAGGTTTAGAAGTTGATCCTCAATAATCGAAGGATCTTGTATCATTTGTAAGGCCCGGTAAGGGATTAATGGAACAGATCCGTCTTTATTTGCCTTACCCATTGCATCAGAAAGATAATCAGTAAACGCTTCGGGAGAAGCCAATGTGTTTGGATGGTCAATCAACAGTCCATCAAGATTGTCTATTTGCTGCTGGGCGTTTTTGGGGTTGGATGCAGCAAGGATCTTTCTTGGATGATCATAAGTTTTGCCACTTACAGTCCGTAAGTATGGCAACAAACCATAAGCTGTACCTGTCCGGGCAGTTGTGTCTGTTGATAAAGGGGTTCCAGGTGCTAAAGATAGAACAGGACCTTGGTTACGGAATATAGGTGCATTTGGTTTTGGCTCAATCCGAACAGTTTCATATATAGGGTGTTCTTTCCCCGATGATTTTATTTTTATGGTGCCGATCTGACGACCGGGGACCACGTTACCAAAGCCTCGAGGACGCATAGTGGGTTCATCAGCTTTGGTTCCATCAGCTTTCAAAGGCTTGCGGTAAAGCTCTGTTGGTACATCGGCTTCATACTGTAAGGCATAAAAATGATCAGGGCCTTGCTCGACAGTCACAATAAACGACTGTTGGCGGTTGCCTGGATTAGAGGTCCACTCATAGAGGTTTGGTCTAACTAGGTTTGAGTTCCAACGCTTACCATCTGCCTTATTTGGAGATGCAGCTTGGTTTGGATCGACCTCAAGGCGGCCACGACCATTATCACCAATATAAACCCTGGCACCGCCATACGTGTTTCCAGTGACGTCATCAGGACCCGCCTGGTAGTTACCCTGGTCAACATCGATGCCATCAATCTTTGAATAAAGAGCCTTTGTCTTTGGGAAGATACTAAGACCTTCACCAAAGTCTGGGACAGCCATTCTGTTGATTGGGCCAGGTGACGATGGGGCCTCAGTCGCCGCAGGTTGCTCTGTGGCGGCCTGTTGCTGTTGCTGGGCCGTTACCCTCTCGACATACGGCATTATGTATTGGTCGGCGTACTGTGGGTTCTTGGCCCGGGTAGCTACATCGAGGTAGATTGCTTCGACAGCTTCGACTGGATTAGATCCCAGGCTTTTACGTGCTTGAATTAGACCTGCTAGGACCAAAGCCTTGGTTTGTGGATCTATAGATGTGTCAGCATTTACAGCTGCTTGTAGCTCATCGTTAAAAGCTTGGTTATCCGCACGTCCTTGCTCACGTTGCATGGCAGCCCGGGTCATAATAGTTGGACCACCGCCTCCGGCTGCCTGGATGGCTAACTGGTTTTGTGGGTTAGCACGTGGGTAGTTATCTGGATCTGAATCAGCCAGGCGGTTCATCAGTCGGATAAGAGATGATAGGCCACCCTCGCCTTTTTTACCGACAGTGCCGCCTTGGCGAACACTAGCAATGTAGTCAGTAGCAAACCTGCGGAGTGCTTCAGGGTAGAAGTTGCTGTTGCCAATCATGGCTGCAACATCGATAGCTGTCTGCTTGTCAAAACCGGTAGCATCCTCAAGCTGAGCTTGTGGGCTAGGGTTATTTGGATTAGCAGATGGTGGTGCGTCAATGGAATCCAAGAACTCAGCTGTCTGACGTTCTTCGTTGTTTACCCGGAGTGCATCACGCTCTGCGTTTGCTGTAGCTTCCTGGTCCTGATCCCGGAGGCTAGGCTCTGTTGGGACCTGGATGCCTGGGTTGGCTTGGTTCTCACGCACGTAACGCGCAACACGGCTTCTACGGCCTGTCATGGCGTCTACAGCGCGACCTGCGACCGCTGGGAGGATTGATGCGCCGTATGTACCATATGCGCCTAAGGTAGAGATAGGTGCGGCAACGGTTCTTCCGATGTTATAACGTCCGTCTGTATCTAATGGGTTGAGGAAGTCTAAGTATTGTGACAAACCACCTTTTAGCGACTTATTAGCAAGGGCAGATAGTTCGTTAGATTTACGCATCAAGGAAAGTAAGCTGGCACCTTCTTCAGTACCCGCTGTTAAGTCTTCGATGACTTCAAAATCACGTGGATCTACACGGCTTTTTACCTTATTTTTGGCCTTGCGCTTCGCATTGTTTGCTTGAACCTTTTTCAAAGCTTCGATACGTGGGTCAGCATCATCTATCTTCAGCCGTGACTTTAACTCATTAATTTCAAACTCAATCTTACTTCCATAGTCTGAGTGTAAATCATCAATAGCGGCTCTGGCACCTACCTCTGACCCAGTATTGACATCCGCGAGGTCGTAGCCTTGGGTATCAGAGAGTTCCTTTAGATCTCTCGCAAAGTCAGCAGCAGCTTCGGAATCATTGGCAATCTCTGGAGAGGTTGCAGCGTTCTTAATGCCACTAGCTGTTTCGGCTACAGCGGAACCACCACCACGGATCATACCACCAGCTGCGCCACCTTTTAGGAAGCTCTCGCGGCGGCGTAGGTAGGCCTCCTCATCGCTGATATCTTTGCCACCAAAGCCCTCGAAGGTCATGCTGATTTCATTCTGACCTACTTCTGTAACACCCTCACCTGCAAAACCTGAGACAAAGCGGTTAGCAACACGGCCCATACCCTTTTTCTCGAGGGCTGAGGCAATACGTTTGACACCCATCTTACCCAGGACTTCGGTTGGAACACCTTTAAAGAGGATACCAACACCAAGTGTTTCTAAGGCACCCATCAAGGCACCACCAGATGCGGCTAGGTTCATCCGGGTGTTATCGTCTAGGCCTTCAATCTCTTTTAACTCTGCATTTAACTCGCCAGGCATAATGATGCCCATGTTTAAAGCACCACCGACCGTTGGATTAGCTAGGGCCGGTAACATTTGTGGTAAGGATTCAGCAACAGCCTGTGCGCCATAGTGAATAGCTGAACCGACACCATCAATATCATCGGCAGTTAATGAGCGGTAATTAAGAGCATCGGCCTCCCCGCGCATCTGGGTGGCTTTAGCGCGATTAGCTGCCTCGAACTCACGATTAGCCTGGTCTTGTTGGATATCATCGAAACCAAGAGCATTACGGATAGGGTTACCAATGTATTTCTGGCCCATGCGTGTCATGTCGCCTAGGAAACCATCGTCCATTCGTTGGTTTAGATCTGCGGTGTAATCAGCAGAGTTCGCTTGTACCATCTTGTCGCCAAACTGGTAGGCGGTACTAAGACTAGTGTCCTGGTTTTGCGTATCTAACTCAGAAAAGGCTTTTGCTACCGTATCGTATTCCGGTGTGCCTTTTTTAGACTGGTTAGCAACTAGCCAATCAGCGAAGGCATTCAGATCTTGCTGAGACATTGGTTCTCCAATCTTTAAGGATTAGCGTTGTGAGATAATAGCGCGGGCTGCGGCTAAGTTACTGGAGGCAGCTTGATTACCTGCACCTGAGATAGGGCCGGTATTTAACGCTACACCACTACGTTGGGCTAGTTTGTTACGGACAGAACGCATTGCTTCGGCTTTTTCTGCAATCCATGTACGCCAGACGCGTTCATCACTAAGCTCAACGCTTGGGGCTGGCTTCATGAAGATTTCCATCTCTTTGTTCGAGATTGCACCTTTTGTTTGGGCAATACGGATAAGAACATCATCTACTTTTAGCTCTTGGAGAAGTAGACGCTTCGCTGCATCTTCGTTACCATTCACCTGGTCGAGGAAACCCTGGGCAAAACCATCCCATGGTCCGGTCAACCCTTGGCCTTGGACATACCCCAAACCACGGTCGAACTTTGCGAGGGTTTGGTCGTACTTTAGAATTGTGTCAGCGTCATCTTCGTAGGTTTTTGCTTGGGCTTTCTGACGCTCCAGGGACTGTTCATAAAGCTCCAGGGAACGTGCGCGATTGTAATCAGCAATCTTACCATCCGTATCACCCATGGCAGCCATCTGTGCGCCTGGACCTCTATCCATAGCACCAAGACCGGCGGCACCCATGCGAACCATGCGTTCTGCAAAGTCAATGCCTTGGTTTGGAGGTGTGATAGACAACGGTGTCTGGGAGCGTGTGTTATTGGTAAAGTTACCAGCATTTGCGAGGATACCTGGTGATGTCTGTGTGTCATTACCTGGCATGGTCAAAGCAGGGTTAGTGGGTGGTGTCTGTGTGTCATTACCTGGTATGGTCAAGGCAGGGTTAGTGGCTGCTGTGTACTGGTCCTGGAACGCTTGACGTGCGTCACCCTGCCGGGCCATGACGTCATCAAAGGTTAATGCCGGGCCATCATATTCGGCGACAGGGTATGGGTTAGCTTTAAGACGCTCCATGTCAACTAAAGGGATTTGATCAGCATAATAACCATCGGGGGCTAGCAAGCGGTTTGCTTGATCAGTCGCATCTTTAAATGATACGCGTCCATCACCTAAGGGACCTGCAATTGATGGGTAACCACCAGGGGGCTTTTGTTGATTAGGCATATCGGGACTTTCTCCATCTGCTGCCGCTATGGCCTGAGCAATCATATCGTCAGACAGGATGTCGCGGTTCTTGTTCTCGAACTTGGTGATTGACCGCATGATAATTGGACGCATTTTTGCGATGTCAATCTCTTGATCTGGGTCCACGCCAAGATCGTTGGCTAAATAGTCAATGTAACTACCTGTGGGGTTGTTATCTGAGGGTGGCGCATAGCCGGTCATAAGTTCCCGGACAGTCTTGACGCCACGCTTGGACTTTGTGTGGAGATCCCTGGCTAACGCCCTGGCTCCGTTGTCCAACGTGTCATAGATGTCGTAGCCACCTTTGCCCTGCCCGGTTTTACCCTGGAAGTCGTCAAAGGATCTGAGGTTGCCTGGGTTGTTGTTACGCTGCCCTACAGTAGGCTTTACGCCTATCCATTGAGGCGAGTTAACCATTTGTATGAGGGGCATCGGCTTTGTGGGGTCATAAAGGACGCCATTCATATTCAACCCCTTACCTTCCAGAAGTGTAACCATACCCAGTGTAAGCTGGGGCTTGTATATAGCTCATACCCTGGTTTGTTGGCTGCTGTTGAGGTTGGTTCATGTATTGGGCAAACTGGTTACCCCAACCACCGCCCATCATTGCGCCACTAATGGCAGACATTGTTGGGTCAACATAGTTAGGCGTGATTTGACCAGGGGTTTGAGGGGCGTTGTTTAGGATAGAGGAGTTAAACTTACCGTACTGATCCATCATAAAGTCACGGTCTTCGTTGAAGTTGGCTTTACCGTCATTGTACTGGTTCTGGAGATCTTTCTGGAAAGCAGATCCAGAGTTCAGCATGTTGCTGATGCCACTGAAGCCTGTGGACATACCAGTACCAAAAGCACCCGCCATGCCAGCATTTGCACCCATAGCGTTACTGAAGTCAGTGTTTGACTGACCAAGAGAACGCCGCATTAGGTTATCTTCGACATTCGCTCTTGTGTCGGCTTCTAGCTCTGAGTTACTACGGCGTAGTAGAGCTTCAGCGACACCCGCTCTGGAGCTATTCATGTTGCCAGATCCTGATGCGCGATTGTTGTTACCGGTCAGCTGGACTTCGTTTAAGTTACGGTTGGCACCACGCATGGCAGCATTTACCAAAGGGTTGCTATTGTTTGCCGCAAAGTTCATGGCGTTGTTCATAGCGTTACCAGAAGATGCCTGGTTATATAGGTTGTTGTAGTTGTTCCCGAAGCCAGCGGCACCTGCTGCAAGGTTGCTACCGTAGCCGAAACCTGTGTTACCAAAGTTCCGCTGGGCGTTTAGGGATGCAACCTGATCGGGGCTTAAACCTGCGTAGGTTGGGTTACCTGCGCCACTGTACGTACCCATAGCCAGTGCATTATCGAGACCTGCTTGACCGCCTTTATACATATCTCTGATAAATGGACTTGCGTCTTCGTAGGGACGCATTTGCATATCTGTTGCGTACTTGCTTGCACCCGCTTGTTTCTTGGCTGCACTATTACCGGCATAGCCCCCAATTAGGGACCCACCTATCATTGCTGCTGCTACCCATGCCATTGAATCTTCTCCAGTTCTTTGTAGAACATCTTCATGTCCGGCTCTTCCATACCTAAGGCGGTGTAGGTCTCTGATATGACCTCAGCCTCGATATCCTCGAGAGCTTCTTCTTGTGTGTGTTTCGTTAGATGTATTGTAGTTAGGATAGAATCCTCTAAGGCATGAAACGCCCTCTTTGCACCTAGAGGCGACAAAAACGTGTGAGGTGCTTCCATGATCTCTTTACCAAACTCAGACACGACTGCGACCTTCCCTTTCAATAGAAAAGCCAGGTGAGCATGTCGGTGTAACTTACCGACAATGGTTGCACCTTTTGGCATCGTTAGTTGCCTGGCGTATGTGCCGCAGCCATATTCTTCTATGGTTGGAGCAAAATGGTGGACGACAGGACACTGGTCCATGGCGTCAACAAAGTCACCAGACGCAATACCCTCAACGATACTCGCCTCCAGGGCTGAGACCGCCGCTCTCATTTTGATGTCAGTCATATGCTTTTAAACTAGGACCCAGGCAGTGCCATTATAGATATAAAGGCCATCCCCGGAACCTGGGTTCCATGGGGATACAGCATACCTGACCATGCCTTTTACTGGTTGTTCTGGGGGGTCTTCGGTCACCTGGATGGCTGCTTGACTGAGAGACCTAACGGAACTCTCGATCCGTTGTAGCTCATCCTGGATGTATCTTTTGATACCCTCATCTAACACCGGGTATTGGGTTCTAACGTAAGGCTGAACAAGGAGGTTGGTCTTATCACTTAAGGCCATTATCTTGCTCCTGTCGGTGTGATCTCCAGGTCAAACCCTGAGATCTCGAAGTCCTTGTTGTCGTTAAGTGTCACGCGATAGCTTAGGTAACGACCGGCAGCGCGACTGTCGATCTTATGGTCTGCCGCTATATCGAAGGTAGCTAGGCTACTGTAGTTAGGTGTCGCGTTAGGTAAGTCAGACGCACCAAACTCAAAGTTCAATGTTGTGTCTGCCGTGTTCACTGTGTAGGCCTGAGGATAGATTCTGGTCACTACGGTATACTGACGCACCGCTGATCCGGCCTCATCTAAGTCTAGCCCGGTTCTCTCGAGGTACACAGGCTTGGTAGCCTCAGTATCTAATTGGAAGGCAATCTGCCCTGCATCCGACAAATCAATACCGTAAAGCTTATCTGAGGTAATACCGTCAACTGTTAAGGTATCACCTACCATGAGGGTATGCCTGGCAAAACTATCTTGCTGCTGGTAGTAAGTACCACCGGTCAGGGCATAGGTTCCAGTACTGGTGTTATAGGTTGCCACTGAATTGACGTTAGCTATTGTCCCGGAACTTGTGTTTGGTAGGTCCATAAACGACCAGGTGTTGTTACGGTAGTTGTAGACAGCTGCACGGTTGCATCTTTCAGCGTTAGGGAAGTTAACGTATTGATCCCCGGACTGGTAACAAAAGTAGATTTCGTTTAGTGTAGGGTTATGCTGAACATAGCAAACATCGGACGCCTGGTTGTTTAAGGTCGAGAAGATGAAGTTCTTCACCCGCTCATCGCAGATACTTTGTTTTGATGTTCCATCGTGCATGTATATATCGAAGGAATCGAAGACGTAATGCTTACCCTCAACCTCGACAGCGCAGTTCTGGTTGAGAATGCCAACATCTGTAAATAGCTTGCGGAAGTTAAAGATAAACGTGCCGCCAACGTATTCCATCAGCCAAACCTGGTCGTTGGAATAGATAACAAAGTTAGATCCTAAGGTTTCGCCATCGATGATCTCAGTCTTGGTCTGCACTAGGTCATTAAAACCGGCTGACACTGTAGGGTCTGTATCATCCCAAGATCCTGGGTATTGGTTTGCTAAGGTTAGGTCCGACCACCTCACCCGGGAAGGGAATGAGTTTGCACCCTCGCTCATGTTAAGGCCAATCAGGAAGTCACCGAATGACCTTAACGAACTACAACGCCATGACGCATCCCAGTTAGGTAGGTCAGCGAAGTTAGTCCCAGACGGCCCCCGGTACACTGGTACGCGGTCTGGACGGTTTACATACGTTAGATCAGCAAGAGATGTCCCGGTGTAAGGCCGGGGGTCTGTAGTACCGGTGATGGAACCAGAACGATTACTGACGACACCCGAAATGTATTCATTAATTACCCAATCATCAGACAGCATAACAACAGTATCGAAGCCCGTGGCTGGGACAATACCGTATATGAATCGTGGTAAAAAACCTAGGCTGTCCTTAATTTTACGGAAGACAGGCGCACGTAAAACCTTGCCCTCGTCAAAGCGTACATTAAAGCCACGGTCAAAAGCATTGATGGGAATGTTATATGGACTTGTGTCTGTGATAACTCCAGCAGACCCTAAGTCCCTGATTGGTAAGATTGCCATGAGCTATGTCTTTATGATGTAGTTGAGTATCAGGGTTGGCTGTACGTTGTTATGTGCATCACCGTTACCTGTTGAACCTGTGGTTTGTGTGGCAGTTTGCGAACTACCAGACCCACCCAACGCATAGTTAGACCCAGCGTTAGCACCAGAAGGGACACTATGCGTATGCGCTGGCAGTTCCGCTGTGGTGAGGGTGTGCGTCTCTGTACCACCTGTGGCACCCAGTACGTCACCATCGAGACCGCCAGTTTGGTTAGTTAGACGGTTGGCACTAGTCGCACCCATGTCGTCTTTGCCAGCAATGACGCGACCACGGAGGTCAGGCAGGTTAAAGGTAGTAGAGCCATCACCTGCGCCATAGACAACCCCCAACGCAGCAAACAAGGCGGCGTATGTTGTTCTGCTTACAGCT